CAAAATTACCGAAGTATCCACGAACCAAGGCCCTCCTTCGGTCCTATCAGAGGTTTCTGACGGCTCGGTGACAGTAGATAATGTTGTTCCTATTAATGATTCAGTTTTATCAGACTCTGCTGAGTATTTACGCAGCATTATTGGTGACCAAGCAAACCTTTCAGTTGACGCAAATCCTCAACTTGGCGAAGGCACAGTAGTAGAAAACGATCTACAAACAATCTTTACGGAAGTTGAGGTTCCAGCAAGCACTTCTGTCGATGCTCGTCGCCCTGATATGCTCGATGTACAACCTGCTGCTTCAACCGAGGTAAATCTGCCGAACACTGAGGTGGTAGTTGCGGATAACACTGAGGTAGCTAACACATCCGAGGGGGTTACAGTTGATATTGAAGACACCACTCCAAACCTTCTAACAGACGCAACTGTCAACAATGTTGCAGCAGAAGTCCCTGTGGAAACTGTTACGAACAGCCCGTTTGTTCCGTACAACACCGCCTATGTTCCTCCAGCGGAGGATGACAACGATGATTCTGTAACTCCAACGTTTACTGAAACAGATGACGGGGTAACCGTTGGTCTACCTGTAGACACGGGTGGTGGCACTGTAGCCCCTGCTCTTGGCGTAAATTCTTCGGGTAACCCTGTTATGGAATGTCCAGAAGGGTACGAGCTTGTGGATGCACCTAACGGTCCTACTTGTGTTAAGATCGAGGATTCATATCGATTACGAGCGGGTGCAGGTACTAGACCATACACAGGGCAGACTATACGTCCTGGGGACACGGGTCCCGGACAACGAAGACAACAATACGATAGAAGGACCTATACGGCGGCTACATCTAGATGAACTTACAAGCACTACCAGAAGATGCGTTAAAAGAAATCTTGGCTTTAACCGAGGCCAAGAAACGCATGGATTTGCGGGAAAAGGCTCACGAAAGCTTTATGCCCTTTGTCCATCATGTGTATGATAATTTCATCGAGGGCCGTCATCACCGGATTATTGCCGAAAAACTTGAACGTGTTGCGCGAGGAGAACTCAAGAGATTGATTATCAACATGCCTCCGCGTCATTCGAAGTCTGAGTTTGCATCCTACTTGATGCCTGCTTGGTTTCTAGGTAGAAATCCTAAATTAAAAATCATCCAAGCCACACACAACACTGAGTTGGCGGTGAGATTTGGACGTAAAGTGAGGGATTTAATCGATGACCCAGAGTACAAAACTATTTTTCCGAATACAAACCTTAAAGAAGACAATAAAGGCGCGGGCACTTGGGGCACTGACTTGGGTGCTGAGTACTTTGCGGCGGGTGTTGGCGCTGCCATTACGGGTCGTGGTGCGGATTTACTCGTCATTGATGACCCGCATTCGGAACAAGATGCGTTAAGCTCCACTGCATTCGACCATGCATACGAATGGTACACCTCTGGACCTAGACAACGTCTACAGCCGGGCGGTGCTATCATAATTGTTATGACCCGTTGGGGTAAAAAAGATTTAACAGGCAGATTACTGGCCCAACAGGGCAGCGATATCATGTCGGATCAGTGGGAAGTTGTGGAATTTCCTGCAATTATGCCTAGTGACGAGCCGTTGTGGCCTGAGTTCTGGGCAAAAGACGCTTTGCTGTCGATTAAAGCTTCGTTGCCTGTTGGGAAATGGAACGCTCAGTGGCAGCAGAACCCCACGGGATCTGAATCTGCTATTATTAAGCGAGAATGGTGGAACCGTTGGGAAGAGGAAAAGATTCCTCGATTGGATTATGTATTGCAGTCTTACGATACAGCGTTTTCCAAGAAAGAATCTGCTGACTATTCCGCAATTACTACTTGGGGTGTGTTCAAACCAGAAGAAGGTGGCCCAGATCACATTATTCTGTTAGACGCACAAAGAGGACGATGGAATTTTCCAGAGTTAAAAGAACAGGCTTTCGAAGAATACGAATACTGGGAGCCGGACATGGTTCTGATCGAGGCTAAAGCTACAGGTACGCCTTTGATTCAAGAGCTAAGACTTAAAGGCATCCCCGCACTGGGTTTCTCCCCAGGTAAAGGGAATGATAAAATTAGCCGGATGCATATGGTAGCTCCTATGTTTGAATCAGGAATGGTGTGGGCTCCGGACGATAAGAAATTTGCAGAAGAAGTCATTGAGGAAGTAGTTTCATTTCCCAATGGTGACAATGATGATTTTTGTGATAGTATGACACTAGCACTAATGCGTTTTCGACAAGGCGGGTTTATTTCGTTAGACGGAGAAGACGATGGGGATGACTTCGTCCCTCGTAAACGGGAGTATTACTAATGGCCTTGCCACCACGCCCAATGGGCCCAGTTGATTCTGGAATTAGAATGGAAGATATGTTGCCTACACAAGCATCTGTTGATGTAGATGTAATGCAGCCAGAAGAATTTGAAGGCGGGGCCGAAGTTCTCGATGACGGTCAGGGTGGAGCTATTATCCAATCCTTGATGGAATCGATGGAAGGTGTTGAAGTTGACATCCCCTTAGAACATGACGCGAATTTAGCAGAAGAACTTGACGAAGGTTATCTAGGAGAACTATCGTCGGATCTTCGCGCCTCATACGAGGATGACTTGGAGTCTAGGTCTGAGTGGGAAGAAGCTTACACTAAAGGGTTGGATCAGCTTGGTATTAAGCAGATCGAGCGCACACAGCCGTTTCAAGGGGCCTCTGGAGTCACTCACCCGCTTATAGCGGAGAGTGTGACCCAATTCCAAGCACAAGCCTACAAGGAGCTCCTACCGTCTGGTGGCCCAGTTAAAACTCAAGTCTTAGGTCTACAAGATCAGGCTCGAGAAGATCAGGCTACTCGAGTTAAGAATTATATGAACTACCAGATCATGGAAGTCATGGAAGAATTTGACCCTGATATGGATCAACTTCTGTTTTATTTACCGCTTTCGGGTTCATGTTTCAAAAAAGTTTACTACGATGAGGCCAAACAACGGGCTGTTTCTCAGTTTATTCCCGCACAAGATCTAGTTGTTCCCTATGCAGCATCGGACTTAGCTACCGCTTCTAGGGTTACCCACGTTCTTAAAATGGACGCCAACGCAATTCGCAAGATGCAGATCGCAGGAATGTACCGTGACGTAGAGTTAAGTACATTTGAGGGTGATGATGATGAGGTCCGTCAAAAAGTTGACGAGATCCAAGGCACGTCCAAGACATATATGGACGATGTCTACACTATTTTAGAAATGCATGTCGATTTAGACATTGAAGGTTTCGAGGACATGGCTCCAGACGGAGAGCCTACTGGAATTGCTCTTCCGTATATTGTTTCTGTCGATGAAGGTTCGGGACATATCCTGTCTATTCGCAGAAACTTCCAAGAGGATACTCCTCTAGCGAAGAAGCAACAGTATTTTGTTCACTATAAGTTTATGCCTGGATTAGGGTTCTACGGCTTTGGTTTGATCCACATGATTGGTGGTTTAGGTCGCGCAGCTACAAGCATTCTTCGCCAGTTGATCGACGCCGGAACCTTGGCAAACCTCCCTGCTGGGTTCAAGGCTCGGGGTGTAAGGGTTCGAAATGACGATGAGCCCTTACAACCCGGAGAATGGCGAGATATTGACGCTCCCGGTGGCAACATCAGAGACGCTATTATCCCGCTTCCGTACAAGGAACCTTCCGGAACCTTGCAAAACCTACTTGGGATGCTCATAGAAGGCGGTAGACGCTTTGTTCAGCTTGCTGACCAGCAAACAGGTGATACCAACGCTAACGCCCCTGTAGGGACCACTGTGGCTCTCCTAGAGCGCGGCATGAAAGTTATGTCTGCAATTCACAAGCGGTTGCATTACGCTCAGAAGCAAGAGTTCCGAGTGTTAGCTAGAATCTTTAGGGACAACCTGCCTCAAGAATATCCATACGATGTTCAAGGCGGTGATCGTATGATCATGGCTGCAGACTTTGATAATCGAATTGACGTGGTTCCTGTAAGTGATCCGAATATCTTCTCTATGGCACAACGTGTGACTTTAGCTCAAACGCAACTACAGTTGGCGCAATCAAACCCAGAGATGCACAACTTAAATGCGGCATATAAACGTATGTATCAGGCGCTAGAAGTACAAAACATAGATGAAATTCTTCCTCCTCCTCCTCAACCAGAGCCGTTAGACCCTGCGATTGAGAACGCTAGGGCGTTAATGGGTGAAATACTTACAACTTTCCCAGATCAAGATCATGATGCCCACATCCGCATCCACTTAATGTTTATGCAGACTCCTTTGGTTTCTACTTCGCCACAGGTCATGGGTACGTTTTATGCTCATCTGATGGAACACATATCTCAAAAAGCTCGTCAGATGGTTCAGTTTGAGATTGCTGGTATAATCCAACAGGCGCAAGCTTCGGCAAATACTGGTAAGATCGATCCTCAAGCTGCTCAAGCTCAGATTGCAAAAGTCCAACAGGATATGCAGAACCCTGCTGAAATGGAAAAACTAATCTCCATGCAGACAGAGCAGTTAATAACTGAGGTTATGCCTCAGATGATGCCGCAGGGTAACAGTCCAATGGACGATCCTCTCGTACAAATTCGTATGCAGGAACTTGATCTGAAGCAAAAAGACCTCCAGCGCAAGACTGAAGAGGATCAAGGACAGATGCTTGTAGAGCTACAGAAAATGGAACAACGCGCTACTACAGACGCTGCAAGGATAGAAAGCCAAGAGGATATTGCGGACCAACGTAACGAAGTTAACCGCGAAAGAATCGATGTACAGCGAGATAAGATGAACAGGGGGTAAGATGAGCAAGCTTAATAGGATTCGCTTATTTACAGCAATGTTCTTTTTTATTGCAGGTTTTGCTATAGGTAACGTTGTTTTTGCCGATGATACTATCCGGACTGAGACTACCGTAATATCGGATGGGAAGATGGATACTACAATTAACAGCCCACCACCTTCTGCTATTAGCCCAAACATTAGCGCAACAAACTCTGATCTATGTACGGTAGGTGTATCTGGTGCAGTACAAACACAGATACTAGGTATTTCTACTGGCCGCACTGTTAGAGACATGAATTGTGAAAAATTAAAAAACGCTAAAACTATGTACGATATGGGGATGAAAGTGGCAGCCGTATCTGTAATGTGCCAGGACGAAAGAGTGTTTGACGCGATGATGAACGCGGGGACGCCCTGTCCCAAGGATGGGTTGATAGGCGATAAAGCTAGGCTAGCATGGGAAATGCAAGCGGTTGAAGAAACAATTGAGCGTGAACAAAATAATCCAATGAGAAAGATTTTCAATGAAAACGTTGAAACAAAAACAGGTCTTGGTATCATTATTGCTACTCTGGCCTTCTTACTCGCAATGTGATCCGTATAGTTACGGAACAACTGGAAACGCAGCGTCCACAGCATTAAGCTGGGGTATGGAATCTGTCCTGCCTGATATTCCCGGACTAGATGTAAACGGTTTGATTTACAGGTACACTACAGTTAAAAACCCAGAAGATAATATGAAGGTTCACGTTCGTAATTTAAATGCGGAGGGTGAGGGTTACACGTTTAGTGCGACGGATGATTGGTCGGGAGTACCCGGAAATACAATTGTTAAATCATACCCTCTATCTAATGTAGCTTCTTCTAAGTGGGGGGACGGTTCAATAACTGTTGAGGGCCAAGGCTCTGTTACTGATCCCGTTGTTATTTACAGCTATCGAATAGACGAGTGTTATGATGAACAATCTAACCCAGCGTGTCCGGGATACGTCAAACCTATCCCTGTGATACCCGTTGTTGAAATCTATGATGTGCTAGAAGATGAGGCCGCCATGGGTGCTATAGACGAAGAAACAGACTTTAAGTATGATGAAGACGGAAATTTAATACTGGTTGAAGAAGAAGAAGACGAAGAAACACGTCTTGAAATGGGGTTAACCGCATCTGCCAATGCTTTAACTTTATTTAAAACGCAAGGACAATCTGATATTATTATGGCTATTAACCTTCAAACAAACATTAATATGTATTATAATGCCAACCTTAACGGCGGAACATATAACGAGACAGTTGGTTTGGTTGATGCAGAAATATCGGACAACAAGAAAGCCTTGCGTAACAATTTGGCACAACAACTCCTGCATGAGAAAATGATAGACATGCAGTACAATAATTGAGGTTTATTATGAAATATTCTATTGCAATACTTTCGTTGGTTGCATTTCCTGCATTAGCTAACGTTCAGATTACAGGTAGCGTAGAGGCTAAATGTGTTATTCAAACAACTAAAGCGGGTTCATACGGCAACCCGATTGCCAGCAAACTAAGCACTACTCCTGCCGATGGTGGTATACTACCTGTAATGAGGTATGACGTTTCAATCGCAAATGCCTATATAGCTAGTATAACGCACCCAACAGCTTTTAGCTCCTCGCCTTCTCTATCTGACACAATTGCATGGACAGGTAGCACAAGTGTTACACAAACATCTGTTTCTGGCATGTCA